TTAATGGACTCCGAGGTGCGAATAGGCACCAAGCTCAATCGTGTACCACTTTCCGTTTGCATCCGGCCCAGCAACTGCAAATTCAGCTTCGTCTGGGTCACAGTCATTGCCGTGGTTGTCGAACCAATTTGTGATCGGGTACGTTTTCCCATCATCTAACAGAATGATGCGCAGACTTCGGTTTAGGGCTTCAATCGTCGCCATGCGTCCGCTCCTGTTCAGACTTTAGCGCGGGGGTCATAGCTGTAGCCGACCTTCCGCAATTCGCGGCGGTCATGGTCCCAATAGACCTTGCCAGCCTGCCACCAAACTTCATCGCCCAAAAGTGGCATTGCTGGCGCATCCTCGACATGAACAGCGCACTCGTCGCCGCTTCGGTCAACGCACCACAGGCGCGAAACGCTGCGGCCCTCGGGCGTTTTGCCAATCGGCATAATTTCAATAATTTTTCCGCCAACCATGGCTGCGCTCCTTTCTAGGATCTCTTCGCGCGCGACTTGCGCACATTGGCTGCGTTCTGTTCGGCCGCCACCATCGGCAAGGGAAAGGTCATGTGTCGCTTTCCTTGGCGCGACGCATCCGCGCATCGCACCGGATTTTCAACTTGCGCAAGGTGGCATCCCTGTCGGCCTTGACCGGCTCCAAAGCCCTTTGCGCCTCAGCGAATTTCGCATCTGCGGCTTCAAGCTCAGCACGCTCTTCATCGGTCAGGAAATCTTGCCACGCCATGCGCGTTTGTATGCTCATGGCCTGCATACTGGCAACTTATTAAATGTATGTCAATGTTTGACATACTGTATGTAATCGAATAGCATACATCAAGGGGAACACGGATTGCTGCGAAACCGCCCGCCTCGCGGCAATACCCAAACCAAGCGCGGGCACATTCGGAGGTAGAACCCGATGAAAGACCAGGCCGAGCAAATCAAGCTGCTGATCGCCAAAGCGGCTGAGGCGCACAGTGCCGCCGAGGCGCTGCACTTCTCACAAGCGGCCTGCAACGCCGCAAACGCTCTGTGTGCGCTCAGAAGCGCAGAGGGCGCCTAAACCCGCTGGCGGGGTTCGGCCCCGCCAGTCCAACAACCGCCCGGAGACCTATAACATGAGCGAACAAGAGAACTGGAAATGGTGGGTCGGCCACGACGATGAACGCTACCACACCGAATGCGAAACCAGAGAGGAAGCGGTCTACATCGCATCCGAAGAACAGGACGGCGGCCACATTGTTGAGGCGATGAAGCCAGCCAATATCAAGATAAGCCGATACTTTGACGGCCACATGTTCGCAGAGGAAGCCGAAGAACGCGCCTACGAGGATCACGGTGACCCCGAGGGAGACGTCGAAATCTTTCCGATCAAACCGGAACTCCGCGCCGACCTTGAAAAGATGGTGCGCGAGACAATGGACGCGTGGCAGGACAAGCATGGCCTGACCTTCACCGGGTTCCAATTCAAGGCCAGCCGGAACCAAGAATACATCCCGCCGAAACCCGAATCCAACTAACCCCCCCGGAGGAGAGAGATGCTTCATAACGACTGCGACGGCGGGGCTTGTGTCGCCTGCCACATGGCGGAGCAAAGGGCCAAAGGGCGGCGCTGCGACACGTGCTATTGGTGGCTTCGTGATTGGATGGGCGACGGCGAGGGCATCTGCCGCCGCTACAGGCCGGCACGGGTCGAGACCACCGGCGCAGGACATTTCTGCCGCGAACACTCTTTTGATCAACCACTGCCCAACTAACGCCCGGAGGCCGATATGGCGAAGCGCGGACGTGCTGATAGAATGAGCGAACAAGAGAACTGGAAATGGTGGGTCGGCCACGACGATGAACGCTACCACACCGAATGCGAAACCAGAGAGGAAGCGGTCTACATCGCATCCGAAGAACAGGACGGCGGCCACATTGTTGAGGCGATGAAGCCAGCCAATATCAAGATAAGCCGATACTTTGACGGCCACATGTTCGCAGAGGAAGCCGAAGAACGCGCCTACGAGGATCACGGTGACCCCGAGGGAGACGTCGAAATCTTTCCGATCAAACCGGAACTCCGCGCCGACCTTGAAAAGATGGTGCGCGAGACAATGGACGCGTGGCAGGACAAGCATGGCCTGACCTTCACCGGGTTCCAATTCAAGGCCAGCCGGAACCAAGAATACATCCCGCCGAAACCCGAATCCAACTAACCCCGGAGGCACCATGACCAGACCACTTTGGAGCATTGACCCTGAACAGCTAGAGCACTATCGGTGGGCCGCAAGCGTAGGTCGTGAAGCGCGAGACATGCAACCACAGGACTTTGAAGATTACCGCGAGGCGGCGAAAATCATCGTTGCGCAAGAAGCCGAAATTCGTCGCCTCCGCGGCGAGGCTAAATAGCCCCAACCGCGTCACCCCAAGGCAGAGGGACCGGCCCCCAGAAAGGAAAACGACATGGATGATGAATGGTATGATGATGCGCTGACAGAGGGCTATCGTCCAGACGAGGACGACGAAGACGAATGCCCGATCTGCGGCGATGACATCGGCATGTCGTGCCCCTGTCTTCGCGACTAACCCTCAATCCAACTGGATCAGCGAATTACCGGCCCCCTCGACGCAAAGGCCGGAGGAACACGGGGCGGCTTACCGCGCCGCGATACGGTTGATCTGGGCCTCGACCCTTTCGAGGATGGCGGTGCTTCTCGCCGCGGCGGTCTCCAGCTGATCGACCTTGCCGAGTATCAGGAATACCGCGACAGCAGCGCACCCGGTCAGGCCGCAGATGAGCCATCGAAGCGCAGATAGCCGGCCGGCAAGATCGCGCCGGAATATGTGGAAGGCCGTGCTGACTTCTTGGAGGGGTTCCGGCATGGCCTACGCCGGCTCACCTTCCGGCAGCGGATCGAACAGAGCAAACCCTGAGCCGATGGCGACCACGCAGGTCTCTCCGGTCGGGCTTGTCCGCGTGATGGTCCAGCCGCCGGTGTCGTCGTTTCCCCAGAACTCGATGATGAGCCGCCTGTCGGCGGTCAGTCCTGCCATTCGGCGCTGCTCAGAATACCGCTCGGTCAGCGTCTCCACCATGCTTTCGCGGGGGCCGCAGGGCGGGCCGGGTTCCGCCTTCACCGGCATAGGCCAGAGGATCGCCGCAGCCAGCGCTCCGGCAACCAGCAACACGATAACGAGGGTCAGGTCGAAGCATTTCCGCATTGGTCTTACTCCTTCATTTGCGCAATGCGCGGACCACCCCAATCGCGGCTGCCCCGCCGAAGTAGAGCGTTGCGATACGCTCTTGCAGGGACAGTAATTCCGGGCTGAGAGGGTCGGTGATGCCGAGGCCCAGAACCTTGTCCCAGACGACCAGCTTGAACGTGTAGATGATGAACGGCGCGGCCCACGCCATCTGCACCAGCGCCGTGATGCGGCCGCCGAGGGCGCGGTTGGCCTGCCGTTCCTCGAGGCGGGCGATCTCGACATTCGCCGCGATGCGCTCGCTCTCGTTCTTGGCGTTGTGCCGGGCTGCGTAGGCGTCCGCGAGGCGGTCCACCACGCCCCCGCTGAGCCACTTGAGGACGAGGGCGATCACAGCCCCACCTTCACGCGATGGATCTCGCCGCGCGTCTTGTCGTAAGTGATTGCCTGGATCTGCGCCCGAGCCGAGAAGGCGTTGCTGTAAGCGTGGGCGTCCCGCGCGGTCATCGCCCGCAGCTTCTCCCACAGCACCCCGCCGATGTCCGCGCTCCGGTGGTGGTGTTCGTGCGCCGTGTAGAGATACCGATGCAGGGTGCGCCCCCACATCACAGCGAACTGGTCGGCCATGAAATGAACCAGCCTTTCGGGCTTGGCCTTGTGGCCGTGGTGGGCGCCGAGCATGACCCGACCCCATTCCATCATGAAGAACTCGCCGGGGTCCTTCTCGACATTGACGCGCGGTTCATTGCGGTAGCGCTCGGCAAGCGCGAACATCACGGCCATGTAGCTGGTCGGGTTGTGGTTGCCGGGCAGGATGCGGATAATCACGTTGCGGTGCTTTTGCCGCGCCAGTTCCACAGCAGCCCCCAGCGCCTCGATCGACATGTCGAGGGTGCGGAAATGCCGGGTGTCTACGTCGAGCTGGTGGTGGGAGCGCGGCGTCTGGTTCGACTGATCGTCGGCGTGCTGCCCGTCCCCCACGTCGAGGATAACGGCGGTGTCGGATGCCGGGGCCGAGGCCACGCAGCGCCCCATCCAGTCGCGCAGACGGTCGCATGCTATCTTGGTGTCATAGTCCTCGCCGGTCTCCCTGCCCCATGCCATCATGCCGATATGCGCGTCTGCGATGGGATAGACCGTGCAAAGGTCGTCCAGCGTGTGCTGTGGGGTCGCCACCTCGGTCGCTGGCTCCATCCCCTCGAACGCCTCGCGCATCCGCTTGAGCATATCGTCCGGCAGATCCTGAGGCTTGAGAAGCACCGAATAACCGGGCTGGCCGTCCTTGGCCGGCACCTTCGCCCACGCCAGGCGGGGTTCCATCTGGGTGCCAACCGCGTCCATGCTGGCCTGAATGGCCGGGTCTCGATTGACGAAGCTCTCGTAGGCCCGCAGCCTGCCCTGTAGGCCGCCGCGAGACAGGTTCAGGGCCTCTGCCGCTGCGACCTGCGACCCGAACTGGCACAGGGCCTTGTGGGCCTCCTTGGCCTGTTCAAGCGTTATGCTCGGTGTTCCCATCGGGTTCCCCCCGCTTTGCCGCCAGCACGGCGACCGCCTGCTCCAGCCGCATGACGTGGCGGATCAGCGCCTCGTCCTCTCCGGCCATGATCCTGCGCAGCTTCGGTGTGCCGCGCAGGTATCTCTCCACGACCCGTTTCGCCGCCGCTGCGTCCTCTGCGATCAGGTCGGTCACTTGAGGTCGCGCTGTTTCGACCAAATGAGGGAAAACGCCACGGACGACAGGATCAGCGCCGCCTCGGTCATGTCGGCTTGCATCGCCTCGGGGATCCATCCGCGCGAAACGGCATAGATCACGGCCACGGGGACGAGGTGGCGAACGAGGCGCTTGATGTCTTCGGTCATTTGAACCTCCCGAGAATGCTGAGAATGAAAGAGACGAGGGCCGGCCACAGCCCTGCGACCTTCGGGGGCGTGGCGACGGCATCGGGCAGCGCCGGGGGCCGTGTGCCCCACTCCGCGGCCTCCAGCGCCGCCTCGAAGGACAGCGCGAAGTCGGCGTATTTCCCGGCCTCGAAGGTGCCGTTCCAGACCCGCCGGGCGGCCTTGTAGTCCCGGCGGTCGCCCTCGACGCACTGGGGCAGGCTGACGCCCGTGGCCCAGCCCTCGAGCATCGGCTGAACGAGGGCACGGACCGACAGGCGCAGATCTGACAAGGCTTCGGGGTTGCCGATCAGATCGACGCCCAGCCGGTCGCCCCATTTCTGGTGATTGTCGCGGCCCGTGATCTGGCCCAGCCCGTTGCCGCGATAGAGCCAACCGTCGTCGGAACTGACCCGGTTGCCCATGCGACCGTTGTAGACGCGGTTGGCGAGGTCACGCGGCTTTCGGGCGAAGCGCTTGGCTTCTTCCATGGTCCTGAAACGGTGCGGCCAAACCTCGCGAAGGCGCTTGGCGCTGTAGCTGAGGTTTTCACGGCGGGGCTGCATCTTCCCGCCCGTCTCGCCGTATGCCGTGGCGAGGATGTAGGCCGTCTGTCCGAGGTCAGCCCCGCGCACTTCGCATTCATCAAGGATCGCCTCGCAGACATCGACCTGGGGTTGGGACAGCTTGAAGCCGAACACACGCTTGTCGCGCCGCAGAGCCTCGTAGAATGCCTTTCGGTTCATTGCTTCTTCTCCCTCTCAAGCCGCTCCTGACGCGCGTCGCTGCGGGCCATGAATGTGAGGATGCTGGCGAACCGCTCGTCCGTGCGGGCTGCCTGCGTCTCCAGCAGTCGCATACGGATATCCATGTCGCGGCGGTCGATCCGCGCTTGCTCGATCTGGAGCGTGATGGTTTCGAGCGAATTGGCCGTTGATGCGTAATAGGCACCGACGCTGACCAGCAGGACCGCGATCTGGATCACATTGCCAAGGGTGATGGCGGGGGAGAACTCGGGCTTGGTCATCACGCCACCTTGAACGATCCGCTCAGGTAGAGCGTCTGACCGGACAGGTTGGCGTTCGTCACACCCCCCAAACCGGCCTGCGTGAAGACCTGCATCTTGTCGGCCGTGGGAAAGCCGTGGAAGCCCGAGATCGCAGTGCCGTAGGTAGATGTAATGCGCATCCCGGCGCGGGATGACGTGTCTGCGCGATCACCAAGCACCGGCATGTTGATTGTGACTTGAGTTGTGTCGGTGGTGGTGGGGAAGACGATGACAGCCCGGTATTCACACGTGTCCCCAATGACCTGATAGGACCCGCTGGCCGACGTGAACGTCAGGCCCGCCCCGCTCTTGTCCACCGGCGTCCACGACTTCTGCTCCAGCTTCCAGCGCGCTTCGCCCTCGTATTCCGCCAGAGGCCCGGCAGCGTTGCTGTTGGCCTTGACGTGAACCCCCGCGCGCAGCCCCTTGACCACGGGACCGTTGACCGAGCCGAAATAGACAATCGCCGTCTGGCCAACCGTCGTGCTGTAGGGACCAAAGCCCCAAAGCGACGAGCTGTCGGCGCTGAGCTTGAACCGCAGCCCGACCTCCCAGATGCCGGTCGCCAGCTCCTTGTTGTGGGTGACGACGAAATCCGTCGCGCCGGTGTTGCTGGTGACCAGCAGGTTCCCCACCGTCCCTGACGCGACCAGGGCAACCCCGGTATCATGCAGCTGCACCGAGGCGTTGGCAGACGTGCCCGCCGCGTAGACCCAGCGCATGTGATACTCGATGCCGGCCTTCATCGCCTCACAGGGCGCCGATGTCCGGTCTTGCGTGGACCCGGCGCTTGCGACCTCGAGGCCCGGATATAGACCCAGGGCGTTGTCGGCCCGATCCGTGCCTGCCGACCACGTGGCCGCCTTCGCGATCATGTTCTCGGAGCGGATGGTTGCGGCCAGGTTCTCGCCGTAGTTGCCCTGAACGACAATCGCCTCGCCAGTGCCGTTAAGTTCGAGCAAGTGAGAGCCAATTGTGGCGAACCCGATGTAGTTGCCGCTGACGACGCCGCCGGCCACCTTGCCGCCATTCCCGCCGCAGAAGATCGGGATATGGGCACCCGCATCCGACGTGAAATAGGATCCGTGGAGATTGAAGCCAGCCACCGTCTTGTTCGTCGCGGGGTAGAACAGGAAGCCATAAGCGCCGTTGCAGCCCTCGGTGCGGATCACACCGTCAAGGCCCCAGAGGTCGCCGTCGCAGCGGAACTCGTTCGTCACCGTCTGCTCGAAGTTGACCGAGGCAAGCGACATCTGAGAAACTGCAGACGCGCTGTCGATATAGATGCCGATGTCGCCCGTAACGGTGCTGTCGCCGAACGTGTAGTGCCCGCCGCCGGTGAAGGCCTCGAAGTGCACCCCGTAGCGGCTGATGTCGTAAAAGGTCAGGCCCCGGTGGCCGTTGGAGAAGGTGGAGGTCCCGCCGTAGACGAGGCCGTCCCGGAAGCCGTAGAATTCCGTGTCGCTGATGTCGCAATAGGACGCGTTCTCGATCAGGGCACCGTTGGTGCGCGTTCCGGTCGTGTCGCCGCGCAAGGTGATGTCACGGATGCCGAAGTGATAGGCGACATCCACAGCGTCTTTGTCGAGGTGCAGCGCATAGGCCGTCGAAGCCAAGCCCGACCAGAGGAGCGTGGTTGATTGCTTCCCGGCGCCCTCCAGGATCAGCCGCCCGCTACCAGCCGCGTGCGTGAGGGTCGAGGTCATGCCATAGGCAACGCCCGCATCAGCCGCCGGGATCGTCACCTTGTCCACCCGCTTCGTCCGCGCGGCGGTAACGGCTGCCTGCACCGCAGAGGTGACATCGCCGCCCGAGCGGACAAGACCGAACGCCTCAGCGCTGTAACCGCCCTTGGCATCGAGCAGAATATCCACCTGGACGGGTGTCGCGGCAGCGCTGGCCAAGTGCCCGGCGGACCCCGACGCTAGAACCACAGCACGGACCCCGCCGATCAGGACGATATCTCCCGCCGCCACATACTTGGCCGCTCCAAGGGTGTAGCTCGCAGTCGTGTCCGCCTTGAACTCAGCAGCCGTATCCCACGCATACCGAATATTCTCGAAGAGGTCGGCGATGCCCTGCGTTGAGGGCTGATTGGCCGTGTCCTTCGGATAGCTGAAAATGGCGTTCTCAGCGGCCTGCTTGATGCTCATATTGCTCTCCTGCCACGACAAAAGACCCCGCTGGCGGGGCTGAGGGGTCGTGCTGCTCTCTGGTTGGTTAGGTGACGGTCACGCTGAACGGCCCGCTTGGTGTTCCGGCCACACCGCTGCCGTTCTGCGGGGTCGCCCAGTAGTAATAGGTTCCGGCGGCAAGGCCGGTCTCCGTCGCCGAGTTGGTCACGTTCGCCCCGGCAATAACCGTGGTAATCAGGGTCGCGCTGCCGTAGGTGGCGACCGAGTTGCGATAGATCGCCACGCTGGCTTGGTTGGTGTCGTTGGCCGTGGTGAAGTCCACCGTCGCCTCACCCGCCCCGCCGGTCGCGCTGGCGCTGGCAAGGGCTGCCGGAGCTGTCGGGTTGGCCGTCGCCGTCACGTTGACGATGGAAGACCACGCCGAGGCCCTGCCCCCCGCCGTCGTGGTCTGGTATTGCACGTCGTAGACCACGCCATCCTCGACCACCGCCGAATAGGCCCGCTGGTCGTCCATATCCACGAAGAAATATTCGTAGACCGTTGTTCCCGTCGGCGCGTAGCGGAAGCGATAGCGGCGATCCACGCGCGAGGGGGCGTCGAACGTCGCCTCGAGCCGCACAGCCGCCCCGCTGCTGGTCTCCACGGGGGCCGCCGTAATCACCACGTTCGTCGCGGCCGCGATGGTGTCGCTGATGTTGAGCGCGGGCGTCGGTGCCGGCGGGACGCCCTCCTCCCCGGCGCCAAGGTCATAGCGATCGGTCTGCATCGGCACACAGGCAAAGCTGGTCGCCATGCCGCTGGGGTCTTCCTCGACCGGCGTCACGATCTCGTAATCCCCGGTGAACTGCGCGTCATAGTCCAGATCAATCGTGCGCTCGCCCTTGGCGAGGATGCCCTTGACCGTGGTCCCGACGCCGATCCGCTTGCTTGCCGCCGACCGCAGGCCGATGGCCTTCGCCAGCCGCACAGCCTGGTTGTGATTCTGACATCCCAGAATATCCAACGTGCGGTAGTTCGGTTCACTCACCCCGTCGTAGTAATTGGTATTCTGCCACGGCGCCGCGGGCTGCTTGGTGTAGTCGTGGTCGGGCGAGATGTAGTTGACGATCACCCCGTCCACTGCCGCCTCGCCGTCGTCAACCACCTCGGTCTCCGCCGACATGATGTCCCGCGCGGCCGAGAAAGTCAGTGTCGGGGCCTCGTAGACGCCCACGCGCGGCCATGCCTTGCCCTCGCTGTCGTAGACAACGAACGCATCCGCCGTCATCAGGATTTCGGCCTCGCACTCATGGCGGGGCTTGTTGTCGGGAAAGGCCACCCCGCAGCGATAGCGGGGGATGCTGTTGCCGCTGCGATCCAGCACCGTCGCATCGCACTTGTCCGCCTCTGCCGCGACCTTCGTCCAGTTGATCTCCGTCATCGGCCGGTTGCGTCCGCGCGACGAGGTGCGGAACCATGCCCAGGCAATCGCGGGGTTGCCGTCGCCTGCCGTCCATGTCGTCGGATCGTCTATATCGTGGGCGCCGTTGCGCGGGTCATACATCCGGTTGAAATTGGCGACGATGGTGACAGAAGGTTCGCCTATGCCGATTGCGCCGCGCCAGCGATAGACCTTGCCGCGATGCTCGGGCGGCGCGGCCTTGCAGCGGATGACCGTGTAGCAGACGCCGACGCCCAGAAAGTTGGCCGGCAGGTTCGAGAAGGCCGACGTGAAGGCCGAAGGCTTGGTCCCGTAGTCGCTGCCCGATGAAGGCGTGACCGTGTAAAGCCGGAAATACGGCACCCGCGTTCCGGTGCCCTCGTATTGCTCGTATTCGTCGGTCAGGCAGAAATCATCTGTCAGCACGTCGCCAGCCGTGAACCCATCCGTGCCGTCCGATAGCGTGACCTCGATCCCGTCGAGATAATAGGTCGGGGTGCCGGTGATTTCCGCATCCCCGTGAACCGCGAGATACCAGAAGTTGCCGCTCTCATCGTGTTCGCCGAAGATCCCTACCTCGCCCCCGCGCGAGACGGTCCCGGCCATCTGCCAGCGGGGCGCGTCGGCAAGGCGGCTGTTCACCCGCGCTTCCTCGATGGTCGGCGCCTGTGGCCCCTTCGGCTTGGACGCCGTGAGGAAGGCCAGGCCGACGTTCAGCAGGATCGAGCCGAGGGTGGACGAGAAGAACGCGGCGACATTGGTGCCTAGCGCAAACGCCCCCGTGACGCCGGCGCCCGCAACGACGCCTGTGCTGACAAACGTGCTGATACCGTAGAAGAAGGCCGAAACCGGCTCCGCCTGCGACGGGAATGGCACAACCAGCATGAACAGAACGAGCCACTTCATACGATCCACGCCCCCAACACTTCCGCCCGCATCTCAAGGACGCCGCGTTCCGTTCTGAATATCTGCCGTGGTCCCGCGCAGACCCCCGCGGCCTCCACCCCGAAAACCCGCGCCACAACCGGCCGACCCGCGATAGCCTCGCCCTCGGGAAAGCCCGCCTGCTCCATGCCGTACCGAAACAGCCCCAGCAGCCCGCCGTGAGCATCAAGGATCGCCCGTGCGCTGTCCTCGTCGCTGTAGGCGCCCCGCCACGGGGCGGCAGGGTCTACGCCCGTCCGGTCACGCACATAGTCGCAGACCGACAGGGCGCAGTTTGCCCCGCCCCATTCGAACCGGCTTGACCGCCAGTGCGCCTTGAGGGCGTCAATTTCCGCCGATGACATAGGTCCGGTTGCTGTTGGCTGCGACGAAGCTGCAAAAGGTGTCGGCGGCATAGCCCTCGAGCCGCGCCCGCTCTCTCTGCGCCGTATCGGTGTAGGTGCCGGAAGGAACCCGCGACCGGCCATATTCCAGCGAGCGACACAGCACCGAGGCCGAATAGGTCTTGGTGGTGGTCCCCTCGAGCGCTTCGGCCCGCTCCCCGAATTTCACGCCCATGATTTGCAGGCGGTAGTTGAACCGGATGGGCGTGGTCGGCGCGATGCCCTCCCCGTGGATGAAGATCGCGTTATGGCAGGTCACTTCCCGGCCCGCCGCCAGATCCTGGTCGGCCTTCAGCGCATCGAATGTGGCCTGGTCGATGAAGGGCATGGAGAATTCATAGCGCGGGCTGGCCCCGTCCCTCGCGTCCCTGACCGCCGCCGCCCGGTGGTGGTTGGTGCCGTTGCCGTCGATGGAGCCAAGCCATTCGTTGCCGTCCGATGTGGTCAGCACCCCCTCGCCGTCCCAGATCCGCACGGGATAGCCGAGAAAGTCATAGAAGAAGCATCGCCGAACCACCGCCCGGATGTCGTGGGCGTCCGTGGCCGCACCAGTGGCCGCAAGCAGGACCGTCGAGAAGTCGCTCATTCCTCGCCCCCCGTCTTGACCGGCGCGGGCCTGTTTTCGCCGATGCGGATCATACCAGCGCCTCCACGAATTCGGCCTTGCTGAACGCCATGTGACGCCCGCTCTGGAAGTTGTTCATCACCTCGCGGGCGTTCATGCACTGCACCAGCATCGAGGGGCGGAATTGCAGGGTGTCCGACGTGGTGACGGCCCTGCGAAGCGGCGGCGAGACGGTCATGGTCGCCACGTCCGAAGCGTCGTAGCTGATTTCCTCGACCATATGCGCGAACTCGAACCCGCCGGCCTTCACGCCGACGACATGGCCGATTTCGACAATCTCGCCATAGGTGCCCAGATCCGCCGTCAGGGTCGTCGTGCCCCGCCCTGCCGCCGCCGTGATCGCCGCCGAGGGCCGGGAGCGCCAGAAAGCCCCGCTGGACCACGTTTGCCCATTCGACCACGTAAGCCCGTTGGAAATCCCCAAGGCGCTGTTGGGCACCAGCTGGACGCTGTTCCAGAGGCCGATCCGCATGATGGCCCCGTTCATCATGCGGCTGATGGTCCAACTGGCCGCTTTGTTGGCCGCCGTGGTGGCGAAGGGTCCGAACTCCAGATGCAACTCACCGCGCCCGCCCGGTGCGGGGCTGACGACGTTGATCCCGCCGAGGGTCATGCCGCCTTCGTTTGCCCTGCCGCCCGCGCGAAACACCTGGCTCAACGGAACGCAGTCCGAGCGCCAGTCGTAGATGACCGGGCTGTAACTCATGCCAGCGCTCCATCCGTTTCAAGCTGGTTCTGCCAGTTCTTGAAGTTGCCCTTGACCTGCTGGACCGCAGCCCCGGCCGCGCCCCTCGCCGCGCTTGTGGACACGTTCTGGACATAAGCCCGCAGAGACCCGGCATCGTCCACGCTCACGCCCACCTGCACATTCACGTTCTGGTTTCCGCCCATCATCCGGGCCGTGTCGGCCCGGCTGGTGACAACCGCGCCGCTGGACGTTGAACGGACGATCTCCGGCCCGTTCTCGCCGACCACGCCATACTGACCCATTCCAATGGTGCCGCCGCCGTCGAAGAAGCCGCTGAACAGGCCCTTGAACAGCATCGTTCCCACACTGTCGGATGCGGTTGTGCCCTGGATCTTGCTCAGCAGGTTCTTCTTGAGGATGGCCTTGCCCAACTCCTTGATGACGTCGATCAAGGCGTCCTTGAGCGTGGCCGTCCCGTCGATAAGCCGGTCGATGGCAGACCCGCCAGCCTGTTTGAACTGCTCCCAGACCTTGCCCGTTTCCTCGGCCAGCTTCTTGGCCGCGTCCGCTGCCTTCTTGGCTGCTTTGGCGGCCTTGTCTGCCGCGCCCTTGCCCTTCTTCCCGGCCTTGTCGCTCGAGTCCGCAACCTTCTTGTATTCGGCATCGACCTTGCTCAGCGTGTCCTTGAGGCGCCCGAGGCTTTCCAGCGGAGCCGTGGCCCTATCAAACGCCGACGAGGCGGTGGCGCTGGATGACTCCGACCGTCCTAGGGCTTCTCGCGCTGCTAGATCCAGATCCTTTACAACCAGCCCGAGCTTCGCGCCGCTAAAAATGTTGGTGTTGAACAGCGCGTTCATGCCGTCCGCAATCTGATTGGTCAGCTCCATGAAGCCACTAAGCACGGAATGGATCGCATCGAGGAATACCGACTTGAGATAGGCCGCCGCCGAGGCGAACGTGTGTTTCAGCCCCTCCATGATGTCGTCGATCCGGCCAAAGGCTTCGGACGCCACGTCCTTCAGGATGGCCATTGCCTCACCGAAGCCACCCGCGCCGCGCACAAGACGGCTGAACTGGTAGACGAGTTCGCCCGCGCCGACGACCAAAGCGCCAATGCCTGTGCGGATCAACGCGCCCCGAAGGAAGGTCAGAGCGCCGGCCAGCGACATCGTGGCAACCCTTGCGGCAACAAGGCCTACCACGAACTTGCCCGCGAACAGCGCAGCCGCCGTGCCCGCGATAAACACCACCCGCTCAAGGTTCTCGACCGCAAAGCCGACCACCTTATCAAAGGTCTCTGCGATGCTGGAGACGCCCGAGAACGAGCCGGCGAGAATAGGAAATGCTGCGGACAAGTCGATTGCGCCTGCGGTCATCTTGAACAGCACGTTGCTGAGGGGAACGGCGATGGCAACCACGGCACCCATCGCGGCGCCAAGGACGCCGAAACCGCCCAGCAATTGCGGCATCTGTTGACCGAGCGCGACCGACGCCGCCGTGCCAGCACCCACCTGAGCCGCGAAGTCGCCGATCTGGAACGACACGTTCTGGACGCTGCGTCCGAAGTTGCGATTGACGCTGGTTCCCTCGCTCAACCGCCGCGAACCGCGCCTGACGCCCCGCCCCAGGCGCTCCACAGCGCTCTCGGCACGAAATGCGCTGGTCTTGACCCCTTCCAGCGACCGCTCCGCGCGGTCGGCGCCCGTTTCAAGGGGCCTCGGGTCAAGGTTGAGGCGAAGATTTGCCATGATATGCCGCCTCCGCGTTATCCAGAGCCACGATGAACCGCACATGGCGTTGCCGCTGCACCGGGCAGGTCAGCCCGAAGAAGTCGCAATTCGCCGCGATCTCTGAAAATGGTATGGTCGCGCCCAGACCTCTTGAGCCTCGGAGCATGTTGAAAGCCCGCCAAGCCAGCCAATTGCCGGGGTCTGGCGCTTCGATCACGGCCCCCTTGTTTCGCAGATACTCCAGCTCGTCGGCGGAATAGGTCAGCGAAAACTCAAGGGCCGCGATCAGTTTTTTTCCGTGGCCTTGTCCGATGCATCCACATCATCGGCTGCTTCGACCAACGCCCCCTCAAGGTCGGCCACGGCTTCCGCGATCTCGGGCACCCGCGCTTCGCACAGGGCGAGGAAGTTGGCCCGGTCGCAGACCAGATCCTTGCCGTCGTCCTGGATGTTGGTGCGCCACTCGATCACGCAGGCGTCATAGAGCAGGCCAAGCCGTTCGAGGGTGATTTCCTGCGCCGCCTTGTAGCCCTGCGAAACATAGGCCTCGTCGTCGGTCTCGCGCTCCAGACGCCGCTGCGCCACGCTGCCGCGAAGCATCAACGCTTCGGCGCCTGCGATATAGGCCGGGTTGATCGACCCGCCGGGCCGCGCATCCACCTCCAGAAAGCACTCGCCGCCGGGGCCGAGGAATTCGGGCAGGACGCGGCGGAAGTTGACCAGCGGCAGTTCGCGTTGGTTCAGCTTCATTTCGCCAGCCCCTTCCTGACGAGATCCATCGCCTCGGCTTCGGCCTTGGTGATCTTGTCGCCCTTCTCGAACCGGCGCTCCTTGCCGTCAATCACGCCGACGAAGCGTTTCAGGGCGATCATGCGACGGCCCGCGTGATCTTGACCACGGCGTCCTCGGTGGTGTCGTACTGGGGCAGGATCGTCACCTTCTGGAGCGCCTGCGCACCGGATGTGTCGATCTCGCCCATGCCGAAGTGACAGGACGGGAAGACCATCGTGTATTTCTCCCCCGACACGGAGCCGAGCGGGACGGTGACGGAGAACGCCGCGTGGGTCCGCGACCGGATGGCGTTGTAGATCGCGAGGAAGTTTCCCTCGATCAGGATGTTTGCCGTCAGCTCGGGCAGCAGGTCGCCCCGCGTGTGCCCGCACAGGTCATCCGACCCGATCTGGTTTTGCGGCTCCCGGCTCTCGTAGGTCAGCGCAATTTCCAGCGCCTGCATGCAGTCGAGCGTATAGCCCGAGAAGGCGATGGTTCCGACATCCGTCCCGCTGGACAGGGGGTCGGCCTCGGTCGGGTCGGTATAGGTAGCACCCGTGATGGCTGTCGTGGTCGCGTCGTCGGACCCCATGCCCGCCAGCGTCAGGGACAGCTGCGCCGCCGACTTCGATTGCAGGGATAGGGTGCCGCCGGTCGCCTCCACGCCCCGGAACCGCAGCATGGTCGAGGTGCCGCCCACGCCAGCCGGAAGCGTGTTCTCGATGGCGACGGTGGAAACGGCCTTGCCGTCCTTCAGCACGTTGGTCGCCCACGAGCCTTGAAGGAGGGTTGCCAGAAGCGTGTCGTAGACGCCGTAGATCAGCGGGCTTTCCAGCGATCCCGACACGCTGATCCCCTGGATGCCGTGGCCCATGCGGGCGCCGCTGGCGACAAGGGACCGGCCGGAAATCGGCTCCACCGCTGCGGTCATCCGCGCCGGTTGGTGCAGGGTGGTGAATCCGGGGAGGGCGGGAATCGTGCCCGCGGTGGTTTCGGCCACGTAGGCCGAACGCATTTGGCTGGATGCAGTGCCGGTCATGGACGGGCCTCCTTAGCTGTAGGAATAGCGCACGAACGGCGCCGTGATGTTGGTGACGTGGAACGGCGCGTCCTTGAACGAAGCCGAGATGTAGGGGTGCCGTCCCTCCCCCATTTCCGGCGGCGAAAAGCGCAGAAACGCCTCTGCTGTCGTGCTGATGACCGCGCCGCTACTGTTCAGCGTAACCTCGGTCAGGAAGCCGATGATCGTGTCCGCATAGGCCCGCCACGCAGCCGACCCGAGCGCCCCATCGGTGTATATGCCGACCACAAGCGTTCCGATGTGATCGTGGCGGTTGCTGGTGCGCCCGATGCTGCCCTGAAGGACAGCGCCGCTGTTGATGGTCAGGCGCACACTATCGGGGGTTGGCTCTCCGGTCTGCCCGTCAGGAATGACAGTCGTTGCCCCCGCCCACTGGGCGATGAAATAGGTCTCGATCGCCTTGCGTTCGTTGGCGTAGCTCATCACACGTCCTCGCCGTTGAACATCGTCTGCAACTCCGCCACGGTCAGCCCGACCATCCCGCCCGGTGCCTGCTTGGAATAGCCGTCCTCAAGCCGCTCCGAATAGGGCAGGTTGTTGACGATCCAGACCGGCGGGAAGTTCTTCAGGCCCGCATAAGGCGCGATTGCGGTGCTGCCCTTGGCGAGGGTTGCGCCGCCGCTCGGGTCGGTGGTCTCCAGTTGCCCCGCCTCCGGCGTCCCGATGGACAGTTGCCAGTTGCCCTTGAAGCGCCCGGTATCGACCGGGGATTTCTGCACCAACGCGCGAAGGGCCGTCAGACCCACAAGCGACACGAACTCGTGCAGGTCATCGACCTTTTCGGCCCACTCCCGATCCAGTTGCAGCGAGAATTCCCGCGCGGTCATTTGCGCCTCACGATCACATAGAACAGGGTGCCGGCGGACACGATGTCCTGCACCGCCATGATGGTGTGATCCTTGCCGGAGAAAGTCAGCGTCCACGTCTCCTTCGGGACCGTGGTGAAGCCCTCCAGCAGGACCATTTCGTCGCGCGGCCCGATCACATAGTCGGGAAAGATGTCCCGCGCCGGCGTGACCTGATCGACCACGGATCGCCCGGTCAGCGTGGTGGTCGTGGTGGCGTAGGTGCCGGTGGTGGCGTTGTAGGCCCCTTGGGTGTCATAGCTGATGGTGGCCGACTGGATGGCGTCGGTGATTTCCGCCGCGACCGCGGTGAATGCCTCGGCGGCGATTTCTGCAACGGTGGTTGCCATGTGAGTGACCTTTCAGCATTCTGCCGGCAAAGGAGTCCCCATGCGACACGCGATCTTTGCCTTCTTCCTCGCCGCCAGCCCCGCCTTTGCCGGCGGTGTCACTGTGGCGAACTGCGACCCCATCGACCCCGGCTTGCTGGAGTGCGATTTCACAAACCGGAATACCGAAGCGGTCGCCGAGTTTTCCTACACGGTCCTGGTGTCCGAAGAAGGCCGCGCGGTGCCGTGGGTGGATACCGACAGCCTCTCAAGCCGAGCGATGTATCAGTATCAGGTAGCGGGCGGCATCGAGCCTGCCGAGACGATCCGCATCCTCCTGCAATTCCCCGCCGTCTCCGAACGCGCCGACCCGGCTCGCCTCACCTACAGGGTCACTGTGACCGAAGCGCGGGGCGTAGACGGAAGCCCCCTGCCCTAACCACGCACCATCGGGCGCTGGCCTCGCCCTTGGGTCAGATAGGGTGCCAGCAGCCCGGAAATAGCCACATAGGACGCGCGGCCCTTGCCGCCTTGGTAGGTGGTCTCCGTCTCGACCGGCCCCGCCTTGCTCCGCGTTGACGCCACCACCCCTGCAATCGTGGCAAAGGGGTCCGCTCCGTTCTGGATCAGGTAGGCCATCTCGAACTGGGCATAGATGATCGCCTGCGGGATCGTCGTGGAAGACACGGCATAGCCCTCGATCAGGTCGTTGATGTCGCGCGGCCACTGGAGCGCTTGGGTAGAGGACGCGCGGTAGCCCTTGAACGCATATTGCCGGTCGATGACCTGAGCGGCGCGGCGTAGGTTCGCCTCATTGGCCGCATCTGCGGCAAGGGTCCAGCCCATGTCCGAGCCATACGCCTGATAGGCCGCCAGCGTGTCGTAGCTGTCCGACGATGCGCCGCCGACTGTGGTATCAAGGGCCATTGGTCAGGTCACTTCTGCTTTTTCTTCGGGGTCGTCTTCTGCTCGAACGGCTTGTGCTTCTTCGGGTCGTAGTCCGCTTCGTTGATGATGGCATAGCCATCTTCGGTCGCGATTTTCACGGTGGGGAGTTTCATGCTGTTCTCCTTTGCTGATCTTGGGAAAGGGGGCGAACATGGCCCGCCCCCTCAGAAAGATCAGCCCAGCAGGGCAGCGATCGCATCGGGCTTCCACGCTTTCGCGTCGTAAAGCGTGGTGATGTCGATCATCGCCTTGTTGTAGCCCTTGTAGGCGCTCAGCTGGAACACCAGGCCCGACTTGGGGTCCTGCACGGTCATCACATCGACCGCAGCATCGCCACCGAGCGGCTTTGCCAGCGGACGGACCACCAGCTCGACAGCCGACTGGTGCAGGCCGACGTGGCCCGTGTAGCTGGCGCCCACGGAGACAGCTTCGGAGCCGGCGGTTGCCTCGCGCAGACCGGGGGACGCGATGGTGATGGTCCCGGTGGTGGATGCGCCGATGGTGACGTCCGACGCCACCACGTACTTGTTGCTGTCACCCGCGAAGGTAACAACGTCGCCGGCGCTGAGCGAAACCGACGCACCGGCAGCGGTCGTCACGCCGATGGCAGTGGTCCCGATCGCGTTCACGCCCGTGACGGTCACGGTGCCGGTCACGGTCCCTGCGGTGTGGCTCTGCACCTGTGCGCTTTCACGCATCATGATGCCCGAGATGTCCGTTAGAACGCCCTGACGCAGCAGGCGGCTATCACCGGCCTCGTTCACCTTGTAGAGGTTCGAGAGGTTGCGGAAGTTGACGCCTGCCTCGGTGTTCATCACCAGCGACACGCGCCCGTCGTCCACCGGCATTCCGTTGTCCACCAGGATCTTGCGCACGTCGTTGACGACGCCATGAGCGGACGCGAAGGGAACCGTCCCGGCAGTGCCGGCCGCCCGCGAAGCCGCGACGTAGGCCGTGCTGGCGACCTTGGTTTCGATGGCGTTGGTGATGCCGCGCATGGCCTGCGCGATCTGGTCGCCGTAGATGGTCTCGAAACCGGAGCCGTTGCCGACATGCTTGATGTCTTCGCCGGTCCACGGGATGCGGACGGAGGCGATCTGCGAGACGGTCATGGTCTTGTTGTCAACCGTCTGGTCATCGCCTTCCGGGATGGTCATGCTCGGCGTTGCCGAGGTGTTGACGGTTGCCGAGCGGGTGAAGTGCGACCGCACGGTGTCGCCCTGCGCAGCCGCTTCGGCGCCAGCGTTCAGGGTAACGGAGGGGATGAAGCCGACGAGTTCGCGGCCTACGATGTCAGCGGCTTTGTAGATGTCAGCCGCCAGATCAGTGAGGACGTTTGCCATTCCTCAATTCCTTCTTTTTCGCGGGCTAGCCGTCAGTGACCTTGCCGCCTGATTTGGAGAAGTCGGACCGCTCGACCTGAGACATTCCGTCGAAGACGGCCCGCGTTACTGTCTTTGCTTCAGGCTTCCCGCCTTGTGATCCGGGCTGCTTCCCGCCGCCCCCCGCTCCACCGTCCTTGACGAGGTGCGGAATACTGCCCGCCAGTTCCTTGGCGAGGTCGGAGAGGGTGGCCCCCCCGTTCGCGCCGCTGCCGATCATCGGCTGCGACCCGTCAGACGACAGAACCTTCGGGGTGCCATCGTCGTTGAACTTGATGCGCGAGGCTGCGAACCCCGCCAGAAGGTCAAGGCCCTCGGGAACAACCCCGGCCTTGGCCAGTTCCGCCTTGAGGTCCGACGACGCTTGCCGCTGCCATGTCTGGGCGATCTTGTCGTCGCGCTCCTTCAGCTTGCCCTCGTAATCGGCCTTCAACTGGTCGATGATGGCCTGCTGGTCGGCGCTTGCCTTGCCGCCCTTCGACGCCTTGTCCTCGAGTTCGGCGATCTTGGCGGCGATCTCGTCGGCCGTGCCCAGCTTCTTGTAGGCGGCCGCGTTCTCGCGCTCCTTCACCAGAGCCGTCTTGAGGCCGTTGACAGCCTCCGCAGGCTCCACGCCCTCCACGTCCAAGACGAACTTCCCGTTCGCTTCCTTGTAGAGGTCCTTGATCGCGTCGTTTTCGATGCCGTCGAGTGTGTCCAGTTGATAGGCAATAGCCATTTTGCAGCTTCCCGCTGTTGAAAGTTGGCTTCCCGCCAACGAAAAAGGCCCCGCAAGATGCGAGGCCCGGTTAGGTCGATTTGGTGCGGCCTATGGCCAGACGATGTTCATGCAGTAGGGACAGAGCCATACAGACCCCTTCCCCTTGACCACACGGCCATCCTTGAACCGTGGTCGCCTCGTCTCGATCAGGTTCGGGTTGTTGTTGCATCGCTTGCAAACGATGGGTGTCCCGGAGTCGAGCGGCCGTTGCTTCTGCTTCTGGTTGGACACCAGTTTCAGGAATTTAGGCCTGCTTTCGTCCATGCTTCGGATTCCCGCTTGCGCAGTTCGTCCAAGGTCAATTCATTCCCGGCCCGGTCCACGAACCGATCCAGATCAACGCTACCCCTTCGGAACAAGGTGGCCTTTTTTACTCCCAAAACCTCGTTCTGGAAAGCCACCGACTGTTTGCGCAGCCAGGTGCTGTATGTCTGATCCGCCGGCACCTGCCCGTTCATGCTGGCCCGTGTGCTTTCCGGCAGGCCCTTGAGGCCCATTTCCCGCCAGCTTTTCAGCACTGGCACGACGCTCGATCGGCAACTCGGATGCGCCGGGGGGCGCGGGCCGCTATCGACCGGGAACACCTTGTTGTCACGGGCACGACAGATCGCGCTCGTGCGACCGTCAAGCGTGGATGTCCACTGCACCGCCTTTATCAGGGCGCTGTTGCGGGCGTAGAGGTCCGTGCGGGCCGCCTGCGCCGTGTGCGCAACCGCTGTTCTGACAACCACCTCCACATCGCGGCGGGTGCGGTTCAGTATGCCGTCCTTGTAGCCCTGCGCCGCCGTGCCCCGGATTTCTCGGATCATCTGGTCGGTCGTGCGCCCTTCCACGATACCCCCGCGGATGGTGTTGCGCAGCCTCCGGTAGGCCCCGGTCTCGATCTCGTCAAACCACTCCCGCAGGAATCTGCCTTGGAACGGGCGGCTGTTCACCACGGCCACGATCTGGCTTGATGGCGGCCGCACGAAATCCAAGCGCACCGGGGCGACGTTCTCGAACAGGTCGAGCTGATATTCCACTTCGTATTCCGCCAGCGCCTCAAGGTCGATGGTCAGGCGACCCAGCGTGTCCGCCTTGACCGTCTCAAGGATGGCCTCCAGATCCTTCAACAGACGCTCTTGCCGTGCCCGGCTCAGGGCCGACAGGTCATCCCGTGCCAGCCGCGCCAGAATGCGGCCCTCCGACCGGCGCAGCCGTGCGACGATCTTCCTTACCGTGGCGGTGCTGAGGCGTTGTAGCCCGATGCTGTGGGCGATCTGCGCGTCGGCGATGTCGTCATTCAACGACACAGCACACCCGCTCTATGTCTGCCGTGCCTCCGCAGCCGGTATGCAATGCACAGGCGGCGCGAACCGCCGTCTCAGCATCGGCCCCGACATGCAGCGCCCCGAGGGCAATCTCTGCCCCCGACCCGATGGCCTGAAAAGGTGCTTCGAGGCTGAACCATCCGCCGCCCTCATAATTGCGCACCGTGCCATCGCCGAGAAGCCAGATGACCTCGTAATCGCCGCCATCAACCTCTTCGGGACGTCCCGCGCCCATCTTTTCGAGAGCGGCCTGTGCCGGCGCCAGATTGCCGCTGGCCCCCGCAAAACCACCACCAACATGATCCGGCACAGCAACGATCTTTCGGACCTCGCCGCTCCGACCAGACCCGCATGTGACCAGCCGGTCAGCCGCGATCACGCCATCCCGGACTGCAATGACCGTCATTCCGCGTCTTCCATCACGTTGCCCTCGGCTTCGATCCGCTCGATCTCGTCCTCGACGTCGATGTCGGACCGGATCATGCCCCGCCGCGCCATTTCGCGCAGGAAGGTCTCGCGGCTCATGTTGCCGGTGTTGACCGCCGTCAGCATCGCCGTAAGCTCTTGTGCGCCCATCATGTGAACGCCGAAGTCCTTGTTGACCGTGACGGACGGCTCGAACGTCTGCCCGCCGTATTTGCCAAGCCAGTCCATAGCCTGTTCCAGGGCGTCCTTCAGTTGGTCGGCGGTCATCGACAGCGTGGATGTCTCCTTGGCCGCGTCCAGAGCTTCCCCTGTCGCTGATTGCTGCCCCTTTACCACCAGAAGCTGCAATCCGTGCGTCTCCATCTGGAATTCCAGATCCTTGAGGTCTTGACGGCCCGCATCAATCGCCTTTCCGGTATGCTCGACCCACTCCAGCTTGGCGTTCGCATCGGTTGCCGTGGTTGCGGCGCCCGAGCTGATAACCAGCGGGCCTTCCTCAGTGGTCATGCCGGCGGCGAACAGGATCGGCACCCGTGCGAAGTGCAGGATGTTGCGCTGGTCGCTCTGGCTCTGCCAGTGGGCGATGTTCACGTCCGACAGGTCATCCAGCAGCGGGGCGCCCGTGAAGAACCCCGCCCGGTTGGCGTAGAACGGGATGATGGTGATTTCGCTCAACTGGCTGGTGGACGCCATCTCAGGCACCTCAAGCCACTTCGATTTGACCTTGCGGTAGATCCGCGTCTGCACCCCTCCTTCAGATCGGTCCAGAACCCGCACCTGCTCGGTGGCGATCTCCGCGAATTCGTCATCGGGGTCAGGCTCCTTGATCTCCTCCATGATGCGGACCTGCGACAGCACGGTCGCATTGTTCACGGTGGCCGTCTTCCAGCCCAGAATATCCTCGACACGCAGATGCACGAAGTAGGGGCGCATGCCGCCCGCCTCGGCTTGTGCCCTCGTCACATCCCCGTCGCGCTGCGGTGCGTCCACCATGATGAAGCTGATGCCGGGGCCTGCCATTGCATCCTCGAACACCTGACGCGCGAAGGTGGAAAGGTCGCGGCCCTCCATGTCGATGTTCTCGACCCACCTCTTGACGGCCGCCGGCGCTTCCTCGCCCAGCTCGACCGGCTTGTCGAAGACCCGGCCCGTCATGTCGCGCACGGTTTTGCGATAGCCGTTGAACAGCCACGAAGAATCCTTCCGCGCCCGGTAAGCCTCCAGGCTTTCGCTGGGGAACTTGGGCAGGTACGTCTCGCCCGCCTGCCGCATTGCGTCCGAGCCGCCCATGAGCGCCCTGCCCTTGGCCGCCGACGCAACCATCGCGGCGCTGGCTTGGGAACGCTTGGCTACGCTGTCGCTCATATACGAAGCTCCGAACTGCGGAAGGTCGGCTTCACCACGGGCATTTCAAACGCCACAGGGTAGCCGAACGCATCATTCTGGTGGTCGAGGCCCGACGATTTGTCAGGCTCGCCGTTGTCGTCGTAGGCCTGTTGCTCAAGGCACTTGGCCGTTTCCGGGCAGCGACGGGCATTGACCCAGATCGCCTTGCGCTCGAACGCCTTGTTGACCGCAAGCACCCGATCGCGGACCCGCGGATTGCTGTCCTTGGCCCGGATCTTGTGCCCCGCCTTCCTGAGAAGACCGATGTCCGACACGCTGGCGCCCTTGCTGCTGGCGTTCTTGCCGCTGGCGTCCGGGTAGATCGTCAGGACGTGCCCGTCATACCGCTCGGCAAGCGTCTCGATCATTGCCGGCGTGTCGATGCCGCGTTTGATCTCATCGACGCAGTGCCAGCCGTCTTCGCGATCCACGAACACAGAGGCGGCCATGTTGCCGACGTTGAAATCCATCCCGACCCGCAATGGTTCACCGGCCCGGATTTCCTCGGTGCTGTCGTTCGCGGCCCTGTTGTAGCTGCGATAGACCGTGCCGCTCGTCAGGTTGACGAACTGCCCTTCGAGATACGCGCTGATGAGTTCCTGCGGGTAGGTGTCCAGCAGGGACGGAATGTAGTCGGGCGGCAGCGACCATGCGTTTTCGTAGGTGCTGGCCTGCACCATGCTGTAATCCCGCTTTGGGTTGTCCGCGAAGGCCCTGTATACGAAGCGGAACCCCTCCGGCGTCGTCGTTACTCCGATTCCATTGACCACACCGGGCACCTGCAAGCGCAGACGCGCGATGATCTTGTTCCAAGCGGCCTGCGCTTTTTCGGTCTTGAGCGTGTCGATCTCGTCCACCAAGGCGCGGGCGATCTTGAAGCCCACGATGGCCTCGGCTCTCTCCATCGATCGACAGATCACGGTCCCGTAGAAGGCCCGCCCCCGATAGACATGGACTTCCTTGTTGGCCTCGCGGATAGCCACGCGAAAGCCAAGCATCTCGGCGGCCTCGGAGAACGTGGGGTAGAACACGTCCCGAATGCTCGGGTATGTCGGCCCGAAGTAGCCTTGCACCAAGCTTGGGTGCATGCCCATGAACAGCAACAGGTCCAGGCACCCGACGAAGGTCTTGCCCCCACCGAAGCCCGCGACATAGGCCCTGAATTTGGTATCCAGCCCGTTCCCGTTGGCGTTCAGGAACAGCGACTGCGCGGCGTTAAGCCTTAGATCGTGTGACACGGACTTCCCTGACGGCCTCGACCGTCGAGATGTTGATCGACAGCGGGGCTGCGGCGTCCGGGTCGCCCACTCCCTCGAGATGCTGGCGCAGCTGGGTCAGCGCCGCAATGCGGGCCGAGTGGCTGGATTTCTCGTCGTCGCGCTCGGCCTCTATGACGAGCCTGCCGATGACGTAATCCATCGTGACCTGTGTCCGCTCCGTCCGTTCTGCCTTGGCCTTTGCAAGGGCGGCAGCGATCTGGGGTTTCCTCAGGTTTTCCGCGCCGACCGAATATGCCGTCTTATGGCTGTATCCCGCGTCCTTGGCAGCGCGGGTGGCGTTGCCGTCCTTCAGATACTCCTGGACGAAACGCTCCTGTTTCGCCGTGAGCGTCATCGTGACTTCCCGTCTGTGATGAATATGTGAAGGGCTTCCCGCCCTCTGGTTTGCCAGCCTGCTGAATGCGGCAACGAAAAAAGGCGCCCCGAAGGACGCCCTGTGTCTTGTCTGTATTCTGTGTCGGACTACTCCGATGATGCCAAGATCGCACCTTTTCCATTTCCGGTCAAGGGGCGCTGTGCCGATTGACTGAGGCCTCGAATGCGACGGCCGCGGCCTTGAACAGGTCCATGCCCGCCTGATAGCGCCGCCCCTTGAACCCTATCCGCATCACCGTCTGATTATCCAGCACGACACAGGTGATAACCCGCCGATGCTCGGGGCGAACGTGGGCCATCATCTGGGAGTATCTGCTGAGCCGATCCATGAGGATCGCGACCGCGTGATCAGGCTTCGAGCTGGTGTCTACCTGGAGTTCCTGAATGGCCGGAGGGCCACGCTGCGTTTTCTCGTAGGCCATGCGCAGGGCCATGAGCGCGGTGAACTCGGCCTGGGTAATTACGCCAATGATCCGGTAGTGCTCAATAAGGTCGATACGGCGTGCCCTCTTGATGCCGTTGGGGTTGACCCGCTTGCCTGTCTCCGGATCGGTCTCGGTAACGTCCTCGATGATCCGACCGGCCCGCTGTGCTGCGGTGTCCGGCCCTGCGTCCCACGTGGTCGGCGGGGTGTACGGTGCCCGCTTCTTAGCCTTGATCTTGCCCATGTCTGCCCCCGAATATGCGCTCTGCGATGGCGCTGTCTGTCAGTTGTGCCTCAAGTTCTGTGATCCGCGCCCGCTGCCAGTCCACCATGCCCTGTAGGGTCTCGCAGCGGCTCCGAAGGCGGGATAGATCCAGCCATGCCGCCTTGAGGCTTGCGGCCTGTGTCTCGACTTGCTCGGTGAGGCGGGCGGTGGTCATTCTGCCGCGAACCTCCCGGTCTCGTTGCCCCATGTTCCTGCCCCCTGATCTTCGTATAGGGTGATTGCCGCACCCGCTTGCGTGTCGATCACGGCCAAGAACATCCGACCGTCCGGCGCCGCCCGGAACCGGAACACCCGAACGCCCCGCCTGTTGCGGCGCCCGACATACTCGACCAGGTCCGATCTGTTTTCGCTGATGGCCCAGTCGAGCGCCGCAGCCAGTTCTTCAGGGTCAAGTGCGCCCCCAACTCGCTGCGCCACGCGCTCTCGGAAGTGGCTGGTGACGTGCATCAGAACGGGATCTCCGAGTCATCAAGATCCCCGCCGCCGTATCCCCCCGCCGGAGCGTCACCCCCCGACTGGTCGGCCATGTAGCCGCCACCGCCGCCGCCTTCACCGCCACGGCTGTCCAGCAGCGTCAGCTCACCCTTGTAGGGGCGCAGGACAACCTCGGTCGAATAGCGGTCCTGACCGGACTGGTCCTGCCATTTGCGGGTTTCAAGCTGACCCTCGAGATAGACCTTGGAACCCTTCCGCAGGTATTGCTCGGCGATGCGAGCCAGGGGTTCGGAGAAGATCGCAACGGAATGCCACTCGGTCCGCTCCTTGCGTTCGCCGTCTTTCGTGGTCCATTTTTCACTTGTGGCAAGTCTTAAGTTGCAGACCTTACCCCCGCTTTGAAAGGTCCTTACCTCAGGATCTCGGCCCAGGTTCCCTACCAAAATGACTTTATTTACCGACGACATCTCATCTTCCTTTTTCGATTAATTGCGCGCGATAGGGGTTATGGTTTAGCCAGTAACGGACGGTCCCGCCCCCCAGACCTAAAGCCCTCTCAGCCGCCTTTATGCTCTCGTAGTCTTTCCCTAAGACCCGGACGGGCTTAGCCTGCTTAGGACGTTGTTGCAGTTTTCCAAATTGGGGGTGGTCAGCGCCGCTGCGCATTCGCCCGCGCTCCGCCGCCTCTGCCATGTTTTCCGCGTGGCTTCCCGCCCTCAGGTGGTCTGGGTTGACACAATGCTTCACATCGCAAGAGTGTAAAATTTCCAAGCCATCGGGAATCGTCCCCTTATGAAGCTCATACGAGAATCGATGCGCGGAAACTACGCTGCCGAAAACCTTCAACCACCCATATCCGTTTTGATATGTTGATCCTTCCCACAGCCAACATCCAGTGTCGGGGCTGACGACAAAGCCCTTAAGAAACCGGAGGTAAGGGGCTTCAGGAGAGGGCATAATCGGCCCCCTTCCAGTTCTCGGAGGTGGCAATGCGCAGGTTGCAGACCTTGCCCCCGTTCTGGAATGTCCGAATTTCAGGATCGGCTCCGAGGTTTCCGATCAGCATTACGCGATTCAGTGATCCGGCCATCAGAAGTTCTCCGCCACGAATTGTTCCCACCAGTCGCCCTCGCCCATCGACATGGGATATTCGTCTGGCATGTCTCTGTTGTTCTCGACCCAGTTCAGAAGCCAATGTTCTACGGCGGCCCGCAGCTTCACCTCGAACTCTCGGAATGTGATTTCCCCTTCAGTCGCTCCCATCAGTCCATCCCCAGCGCTTGCTTGTAGAGGTCCAGCACCGCCTCTTCCTCGGCGATGTCGTCCTTGTCGCGCTTGCGCAGGGCGATCACCTTGCGCATGACGGCGGTGTCGTAGCCGCGCCCTTTGGCCTCTGCCATGACCTCTTTTTGCTGGTCGGCCAGGTCCTTCTTTTCCTGTTCCAGCCGCTCGTAGCGCTCGATAAACTGGCGCAGTTCGTCCGCTGTGACGCGGTAGGTTTGATCTGCCATCTACTTGGCCTCCTTGTTGGGTTGCTGCCACCGCGCCTCGCGCTCGGGCCAGTAATTCTCGGCTGCCCACTCGACAGCCTCCCGGATGATCTCGCGCACTGCTCGCCCTACGCGACCGGTGCCGCCGCAGAAGTTGCATGAAACCGCCTGTTTCATTGCTTTCACCTCGCGCAGACCTTCGCGGCGCAGAGCGCAAGCTGGGCAGTCCTCGCCGTTACCGTGCAGGGACACATCGGGCATCTACTTGGCCTCCTGATGTGAAATTCCGGGTGCGTCGAAGACCAGTTCCCACGCGCCGAGGTGGGTTGCGGGATCAATCCGGTCGAGGACCTTGCGGGCAGCTTCCCGGTCGTGGCGGTCGATGATGATTGACCGATTTCCCGGATCGCCATGCCCACAGCAGGCCCCGTAGGTCCAAATGCGCTCGGACCATAGCGCCAGCACGGTATCCGCGATGCACTCGTCAACGCAGATGGTAGCGCGGGCGTTCTCATGCTCACTTGCCCACTCCGGACACGTCAGTATCCGGCTACCAACTGTCTGCCACGGCTGCGGCTGGTTGTAGCTTATGCACTTGCACGTCATCTACTTGGCCTCCTTCATGAGTGTGTCGATCCTGCGAATGCTGTTGAGGACGCTCGTGTGGTCCCGGCCGAACATCCGCCCGATGCTGAGCAGGCTCATTCCGGTTTCCCGGTAGATCCGCCATTGGGCATACTGGCGGGCGCGGTAGATCTGGCGGGTCCGATTTGCGCTGAAAATCTTGCTGATCGGGATGCCGGTCTCTGCGGCGACATCCATGACGATCTGGTCGGCCCGCTTCTGGCGCGGGGCGAGGAAATCGGGAAGGGTCATGCGGCGTCCCTCCCGAAATAGCTGTGAACGACTGCGCCAAAGCGGCCCTCCATGACCTTCGCCGCATCGCTGCGGTAGAGGTCGAGATACTGGCGGACGCTGCCTTCCCGGTATCGGTCGAGGGTGGCGCGATCGACCAGCCCGCTCAGGAGGCGACCGCTGGCCGGCCCCCAGACGAAAGCCTCGGGAACGGCGGCGCCCTCCCGCATCAGCTTTGCCGCGCTCTCGTCACGGCTTGATGCCGCGAACGTCTCGGGGGCCTTGACCGGGGCCGCGCCGCGCCGGGAGATGTGCTTCACAAACGAGGCCTGCGGCGGCCAGGCGTAGCTGTCGTGCCCATCCAGCACGGCGGCGAACGTCAGGCTCAGGTTTTCGCGGAACTGATCCTCGTTGCCGACGGGCAGCTTGCGGTTCAGCGCATCGGCGATGCTCTCGACCATCTGCCCCTGCCCCTCCTCGGTCATCCCCCGAGGGGCTGAGAAGCGGCTGAGAAGCTCGATCAGTTCACGGCGTATGATCGCTATTCGTTGCTCATACTTCATCGGGATAATCCTCCGGCAGCAGTCGGCGCTTCACAGCTTCCGAAACACCGAATGAATGTGAATTCCTTCTCCGCCCCCCCGTGGGGGGGCTAAGGGGGGTGGTTCCCTTACGGGTTCCCTTTACAAGGTTAGTCTCCAATTTCTGGAGACGGGTCGGCCCGTTTTTTGGAGACGGGTCGGCCTGTTTTTTGGAGACGGCTCCGCCTCCATCTTCTGGAGTCAGGTCGGGCGGATTTCCGTCTCCATTTCCTGTAGACGGCCCCTGTGCCTCGCCAATCTCAAAGCCCAAGATGTAGCGCGTCGGGCGCTGCCGTTTGGTACGGTCATCAATCGCCCGGACACGCCGAATAAGCCCGCGGGCCTCCAGTGCGTTCAGGTGGTTGTTCAGGGAGCCATTGGAGACGTTGGCGCGGTCCATCAGGTACTCCTGGGAAGGGAAGCACCCCAGCGACGGGTTGTGGCAGTCGCACAGATGGAACAGGACGACGAATTCGCCGGGTCGCAAATCTCGAAGCCCCGCCAGCCAGGATGTCGCCTTGTGGCTCATGCTGCCCCCACAGAAGCCGCGACAGGGCGCACAGTGACCCGGCAGGGGGTCTGATCATGCACCCAGCGGAACGAGGACGCGACGATGACGCGGTTGTTGTCGTCCTCGATCACCCCGGCCTTGACCAGCGTGTCGAAGACGCATTTCAGCAGGTTGTCGCCGTCTCGTGCCCTCCGATCGGGGGCGGTGAAATCGACCTCCAGAACGACGGGGCCAGCCACCTTCGGGCTGCCTTGCGCGAGGATCATCTTGCCGGCCTCGCGCTGGTATGCAGCGTAGCGCGGGGTGGTCGCCCTCCCCCTGCCCCGGACGTTGTGGAAGCAGGCGCTGAGGGGCACGGGGAACGGCAGGTTCAGGGAAATGGTCATACGTCCCACCAGAGCGGGGGCATACCGCCGTCCATGTTCTCGGGCTTCTCGCAGGCGCAGGGATGCTTGCCACAGGCCAGACGGACGCGCCGACGCAGGCCGGAGGCCGTGCTGCGGGATACCCCGTTCAACCGGCCCGCCTCGTTCAACGTGCGCCCCTCGTTCTCGACCATGTGCAGGATCGTCAGGTCGCGCAGGTCGTGTTCACGGCTATGCTCGATCATGCTGCCTGTTGGAAAAGCCCGCCCCCGGTCAGGCGGCACCGGGGACGGGAGTTGGCCGCGTTCTGTGGCGGCTTGTCTGCTCATCGGGACACCTCGCGGAGAGGCGTCGCCTTGCCTGAGACCGGGGTGACTGTCGCGGTGCCCTGCGTCTCGAAATGGTTGGCGCAGCGGGTGTGGGCGTCTGCTGCCTCGCGATGCTCCACGGCGGCGCGGGCCGCATCACCGGCCTTGCCCGACGCGATCGCCTTAAGGCCCCACGATATGGCTTCACCGCCCTCCTTCGCCGCTGCCGACGACAGGTCCAAAGGGCTGGAAGCCCCGTCCTCCGCGCGTTGCTCCAATTCACGGCGGCGCATGTTGAAGAACGGGAAATAGCCCGAGGCGTTTTCGAGGATCTCGGCCCAGTGCCCAGGCACCATCGCGTTGCCGTTCTGGACCTGCGAGACTGTGGACCTGTGGGGGGCCTCGCCTGTCGCGGCCTCGATAACAGCGCAGGCAGCGTCGAACCCGCCAGTGCGGGCGATCAGGGCGCGGAACATCTCAGCGCGAAGACGGTCAGCCATCGTAAACCTCATTCATTTTGTGGTTGACGCCCCCTGCCCCATGTTCGGAGCATGGAAGACGCAGATGCAGAGAAAGGATCATCGGATGAGGTCCTTGCGCCCAATGGCGGTGAGGGCTTCATTCCGGGTGAGTTTGTTTCGCTTCATCAGATCGTAGTCCGCGCGTTCCTCAGCGGTGAGCGCGGCCAGCGGGTTGAAGGCGGGATCACGATGAAGGCGGCGCATGGCCTTGGCGCGGGCGGCGGCAATCTGGGGGTCGTGGCTCATCTTGCGCAACCGCTCGGCATTAGCGGCGGCGAACTCGGGGTCGGCGTAGCGTCGCTTCATCCGCTCGGCATTAGCGGCGGCGAACTCGGGGTCCTTGCGGGCGTCACGGAATTTCACCCCGTGCCTTTTGGTGGCCTCTCTTGCGGCCCAGATGCTCACCCCCCGCGCCTCGGCAGCCTCGGCGGCGCTCATGCCAGCGTCCGCGCACTCTTCCCACGAGGGGATGGGTGATGCGTCCCGGGGCATCAGGCGGCGTCCGTGGTGCGCTCAGGTTCTCCGAAGATGTCCGGGCGCAGTTCATGCTTGGACACCGCCCCATCGGTGGCAGCGTCAACCTTCATTGCCATGTCGGCGGTGATACCCTTGGCCTTGAGAAGGTAGGATATTTGCTGTTGCGAACACCCAATCGCCTCGGCGAGCCTCGCCTGAGAGCCATGGTGTTTAACAGCTCGCTCGATGTGTTTTCTGATGCTCATAATACTAGTTTTCTAGTATGACGGCACTCGCCAGTCAACTAGGAAACTTGTCTAGCGGCCAACAAGGACGCTGGTATGCTACGCGCGATATGAGCATCGCCGAGAACCTCAGGAGACTCCGCAAAGCGAGCGGAATGTCGCAGAAGACGCTGGCAGAAAAAGCCGGGGTCGGCCAGCAGTTGATTTCTCAGCTTGAGCGCGGCGAAAACACGAGCAGCAAGAAGCTACCGAAGATCGCCGAGGGGCTTGGATGTGCAGTTCACGACTTGGACCCTGCCTACCGTCCAAACGTCCCCGGAGGCGGTGATGAGGTGCGGGAAAAGTTCACTCAAATTGTTGAATCGAACGATGTAAATCAATTGCGTCTGCTAGACGATTACCTTGATTTCCTTTTGTCGCGACAGCGCGGTAGCACTCAATGAACGCTCTAATTTGCTCAGGCGGGAGAGTATCGGCCTTCGCCAATATGCGATTCCGAATTTCCATATACAACTCCAGATGTTCTCACTTCGTTCACGCTACATTCAGTTTCGGATCGGGGTCAACATAAAGCGCCACCCCCATTTAATCGCGAAGGAAGCAGTCCATGATCAATTTCATCGCAGAAGCATTCAAGCACATGGTAGGCTTCATCGCCGGGTTGGCGCTGATTGCGTCAGTGATCTTTGGGGTGGCCGCTTGGATCTCGACCGGCGGAGGCTGGCAGGCTTGGCTTGCTCTTGTCGCAGGTCCTCTATTGGTGATCTTCACGTTCGGGACATTGGCGCTGGTCATCCAGAACAACCAACTGCTGAGACGCATTGCGGATGGCCAGGACGCCCCGCCGAAACCACGCGCCGAACCTGCTTCGGACGCGGCGCTGCGCCGGGAACCCGCGATGCGGGCTGGCCGCTGATGTCCCGGTTCAACCTACCGCCTGAACTAGTGAGGAAGGTGACGTGATGGATGAAATCGCTGATCTGCGTGAGAAAGTGGCGGCGCTGGAGTCCGAGGTGCGACTATTGCGATCTGGCCTGGTCCATCTGCAAGGAATGACAATCGAGGCAATGACCGCAATCGTGTTCGACGATGAGCCAGAGAGGCGCAAGAAAGCCCTTAAAGACTTCACCACGACATACGGCGAGCTAAAGACCATTCTGCACTATGATCGTGAGATCGGTAAAAATGAGTGAGGTTCATGATATGACCGGTCAAGATCGAGCCATGGAAGAGCTTCTGAAGCACGTCAGGGATAGTGCCTTGTCAACCGGGGGCGGTGGCCCATATGATGGAGGAGGAGGCAAGCCACCCATGGAACGCGTAGCCGCACTTGAAGCACAGATCGGAAATGTTGAACATCGGTTCGATGGCCTCGACACCCGGCTTGATCGTATCGAGGACAAGATACCGTCGAAATGGGACATGGCGCAGGTCGTGTTCTTCGTCGTCGGCGGACTGATGGCGGCAGCAATTTTTGGGCCGCGCATTGCCGCTATGATCCCGACCGCCCCGTAAGTCTTTTTCCCCGCAGTCCTGCCCCAGCCCGCCCTCACCGGCGGGCTTTTTTGCACCGCAGCCGATTACCGCTTCCATGCTTTGAGAAAATCCAGTGACAGCCTGTCTATCGCTGAAGTCGGAATAGGGGCCGTCAGCCCCATATTTATGTTGGTCGCATCCGCCAGAAGCTCAATGAAGGTCGCCACGTCCAGAAAGTAGTTTGGGTAAGCCGCTCGTAGCGCCGCCATGCTGTCAACGGCAACCAGAATGCTCTGCTGACGCTCCCCGCTATCGACCATGCTATTATAGCTGGACTCTCCCATCCGGAATGAAGATTGCGCTGACACCGTAACTTCGCCTGTCTCCGCGTTCATCTGGACAAGGTAGAATCCTGATCCGGACCGGCTTTCGGTTTCACGAACTACCGAACGAAACGACGTAAGCGCCGCAATCGCCGACAGGCTGTGGCAGAGGTCGCGCAACTCAGCATTGCGTTCCGCTTGATCCATCGGCACGTCCGCGCCCTGCGGCAAGCCTTCCCGTTCGGCGATAACGCCAGACATCAGGGTTAACAGCCGCAGCCAACCGCGATTCCCCTCCCCAGCCTTCAGGTCCTCTCCGCGCATATTGCCGATCGCTTCGACAGCGGTCGCCCATACGTGTTGAAGGTGGGTGCGCAACTGAATTTCGACTTTCTGGCCGCGATACATGGCCCCTGCTCCCGCTTCATCGAACGGCTTTATCAGGTGGATGCTGCGGTATCCTCCGGGCTTTGGCTCGGCGACATAGTCTGATGTTCGGAGGTCTTCAGAGTAGCGGCGGCGAACTCGGTTCACATCTTCCATCGTAGGCAGAATGGCCCTGATCCCCGCCAGGTCCTGCATTCTGTCCAAGGAGATTGGAGAGCGCCGAAGCTTCTTCCTTATGGAGTCCATCCTCTTGATACGACCGGCGGTCAGCCCCTTGGATATGGTGGTCAGTCTGATGCGCTCCCGCATGAGCGGATAAGCATGAGCGGCACGCCAGTTGTGGGCAACATTAAATGCGGCGACTGCACCTGCCATGTCGCTGTCATAAGGCACCGTCCTGCCCAGCATTCGCCCCGCGTCTTTGATTTCCCGCTTGGACCACTCTCTGGTCGGATAGTCCGCCACGGCAATCACCCCCGCTGTCTCCGGGTAGATGCAACCGAGTACTAAGTGATTCTGCAATGACGTTGTCCCTGCGATCAGGTGCGCGACCGTCCCGCGCTGACAGGGACGGTGTAGCACATCGATTCCGTTACTACTAGTTTTCTTGTTTTCCATGTTGACCGAATACTAGTTTTCTTGTATTTCATCCCCAAGCACACCACTTGGAGGATGCACGATGGACCACCCGAGACCCGATATGGCCGATGCCCCCGTCGCCATGAAGAAGCGCCCGATCGACCATCGCGGCTTCTATGTCCCGTGGTTCGTCACGGAGAAGAACGAGGCGGGTCTTTGGGACTTCGGCATCGTCACCTACGAGCGACGGGCGCGCGCCTTGCGTTCTCGCCTCGACTGGGTGACGGGCGAGCCCCTTGGGCGACACATGGCCTTCGTAATCGGCCCGATGTGCATCATCAACAGGGTCGCGTCCGACCCGCCGGTGCGGCTGGAAACGGCGCGTTGGTCGGCGCGGGTCTGCCCGTTCCTGTCGCGCCCGCTGGCAAAGCGACCCGAGATGGAGCGGGATCACGACACCCCCGGCACCCCCGTCCTGACGAACCCAGGACTTTGCGCGGTCTATGTCACCGACAATATCACAATCCGGGACGGCCTGATCCATTTGGGCCATCCGTCCACTATCGAGTGGTGGACCAAGGGCCGCCGCGCTTCGCCTGACGAGATCGGCGCGGGCTTCGAAGCTGGCGCCGAACGCCTCCGCGCAATGGCCGCGCGGGAAGGGCCGGAATCCATCGCGCACTTCCACCGCCTGCTCTCTGCCGCGCGCACGATCATGCAAACGGCAGAAGCTGTCTAACCCCACCCCCACCACCTGAACCCACCCCGCCCAGCGGGACAGAGGGAGACGAGACATGACCCCCGACCACTTCGCCAACATCGCCGCCGATCCGAGGCATGACCTCACCGTGTCCGAGGCAGCCGCGATCTTCGAGGGCATGCGCGACGGCGACATCCACCACATCGACGGCCCCTTCATCCGCGCCCTCGATGAACTCGCCGGCGCTGGCTACACCGAATACGCCGGGTGCGAGATCACGCGCAGCGACGGGGACACGTTCACCATCCTTGCCGACGGACGCATGACCCACGAGGACAGCGCCGTCTGCGCCCTCATCATGGCATCCAACCCCTCCCATAACCGCCGCCATTGGAGCGCCTTAGAGAACGCTATGGCGCACCTAAGCGGCCAGCCGGAGGAAGCAGCATGAGCGTCCACCGCATCACCCCGACCGCCGGGCGCACCCAGGGCGTCAACACGCAGGCCCTCTATGCCGACCTGATCCGCAACGCCCCCACCGAGGAAATGCGCCGCGTTCTTGCCAACCTGAAGGACATCGACCGCAACCTCAGCGGCCTGCGGGACGACCCGTCGGAACTGCGCATGGCCAGCGATGATCTGGGCGAGAACGTCAGCCCGCTGATGCGCGACATCGAAGCCCGCGCCGACGAGATGGACGGGGGGACTGCGGCATGAAGCTGCTGATCCTCACCGCCGGTCTGCTGTCCAGCGCCCCTCTCTACGCCGCGTTCGACAGCATCATCCGGGACACCGCAATCACCTACGCCCTCGCATGTGAGCGGGGAGCGGACTGCCGATAGGAGGTAATGATGAAGGACGACCGCGCCAATGAACTGAGCCGTGAGGCGGTTGCCGCCAAGGACCTTATCGCGGCGCTTGCTTCCGACGACGAGCGCCTGAACCACGATATGGTCGAAGGCGAGACCTCGCTGTTCGAGGCATTTGACGCGGCCCTTGCCGAGATTGACGAGTGCCAGGTGATTGTCGAGGGCTGCAAGGCCAAAGAGGCGGTATTTGCCGAGCGCCGCGAGCGCTCACAGCGACGCATCGAGCGGCTGCGCGGACTGATCGAGCAGGCGATTGTCGTCAGTCAGATCGAAGGCGCGATCCGCCGACCGACCGCCACCCTGTCCGTCTCCAACCTCAAGCCGAAACCTGTTGTCACAGATGAGGCGTCCATCCCGGCCAAGTTCTGGAAGCCCCGCGACCCGGTGATCGACCTCAAGGCGATCAAGGACGCCATCGACAACGACGAAACAGTTCCCGGCGTCTCCATGACCAACGGAAGCACCAGCCTGACCATAAGGAGCAAGTGATGAGCAACGCAGTCACCCTCAGCGGATACACCCCCGCGCAGATCCGCACGATCAAGCAGACGGTCGCGAAGGACACCAACGAGACCGAGTTCGACCTGTTCATGGAAGCCTGCCGATCCTACGGCCTGGACCCGTTCCGCAAACAGATCCATGCCGTGGTCTACTCGAAGGATCGCCCGGACCGCCGCAAGATGAGCATCATCGTCAGCCGGGACGGCCTCCGTGTTCTCGCACAGCGCTGCCGCGACTACCGGCCGGCCAGCGAACCGGCGCAGATCGTCCACGACGAGGCGCTGGCCGGACCGACCAACCCCAAGGGGATCGTGTCCGCCACTGTCCGCCTGTGGAAGCAGGACAACCGCGGCGAATGGTATCCGGTGATCGGAGAGGCTTATTGGGACGAGTTTGCCCCGGTCATGGACGAATGGGCCTTCGACAAGGAGGCCGGAAAGCGCCAGCCGACCGGGCGCAAGACCCTCGACCAGTCCGGCAACTGGGCGAAGATGCCCATCGTTATGCTGACGAAGTGCGCCGAGAGCCAAGCGCTTCGCGCGGGCTGGCCCGACCAGTTCGGAAACATCTACTCCGAAGAGGAAATGGAACGCCTCAAGACCGACACCACGGCATCCGAAGCGCTGCACGAACTGGAGCAAGCGGAACGGGAGGCCCGCGTCGGCGGGGCCGGCATTCTCATGGTCTTTGACGACACCATGAAGCTGGAAAAGGTCCCGATGGGTATGGTCCACGATCGCTGCGCCGACTTCCTGCGCACAGCCACGCCCGAGGAAGCCCACGTCTTTCGCGTCCGCAATGAGCATGCGCTTCGGGACTTCTGGGTCCACGACAAGGGCGCAGCACTGGAGATCAAGAAGCTGATCGAGGGCAAAGAGGCCGATTTCAAGCCGGGCCAAGCAGCATGACCCCCGAGTCCCGCGGCTTCTGCATCCACCGCCTCACCAGCGCCGCCGATCTGGCTGGGTTGGCACGGGTCTGGGACAGCTTCGGAGTGGACGCACAGCGCGATCCCAAGGTCCGGGCGACGAAGGACTCGCTCAAGGCTGAGTTCCAGCGGGAGGGCGTGTGATGGCGACCCGCGTGATCCGAGCGCCAGAGGACATCGCCAAGCTGTCCAGCTTCCTGTCGGCCCGGACCAAGTTTCCCCTGACCGTCACAATCACGCAAGGGGCGGCCCAATCCAAGGCTCAGAACAGGCTGGCGCAGCGGTGGTTCACCGACATCGCCCGCCAACTTGGCGACCGAACCCACGAAGACGTGCGGGCCGAATGCAAGCTGCACTTCGGAGTGCCGATCCTGCGAGCCGAGAACGAGGCGTTCCGCCAGTCCTACGACAGCACCATGAAGCACCTGCCCTATGAGGAAAAGCTGGCTGCGGTGAAGGCGTTCGATCTGCCCGTCACGCGCCTGATGACCGCCAAGCAGATGACGGCCTTCATGGACGAAATACAGCGGACGTGGACGCAGCGCGGTTTCCGCCTGACGGACCCCGAGGCGCTGAAATACGAGGAGGAGTTCGCATGAGCCGCGCAGTCTCCGAATGGATCGGCAAGACCGACGACACGGCCATTCCGCCCCGCGTCAAGGTTCGTGTCATCGAAGCCCAAGGCGGCCTCTGCGCCTGCGGCTGTGGCGTCAAGCTGGGCATGGCCGGGGAGCGGATCGACTTTGACCACCGGGTCGCCCTCATCAACGGCGGCGAGAACCGGGAAAGCAACATCCAAGCCCTGCGCCACCCCTGCCACGTCCCGAAGACCCGAGAGGACGTGAGGATCAAGGCCAAGACCGCCCGGGTGCGCAAGAAGGCGCTGGGGCTGGACCGCCCGAAGAAGAAAATCCCCTACCGGAAGTTCGACAACACGCCGGTTTGGAAATGACCCCATGAACACGCCCCACTCACGGAGCGTGAGTCCCCGCCGCTACCCCTCCCAATCCTCCCAAGCGGCGGGGGCACCTGAGACAAGGACGAGCCAGATGAAAGTGCTGATCGGATGCGCCACAAGCTGCGTTGCTCTCGACGCCTTCCTCGCCCGGGGCCACGACGCATGGCAGTGCGACATCCTGCCGGCCGACGAGCCGACGAACCGGCACATTCAGGACGACATCCGCAACGTGCTGGGGCGTGGGTGGGATCTGATGGTCGCCAATCCGCCCTGCACCAGGCTCTGCAACAGCGGGGTGCGCTGGCTGAGCAAGCCGCCCGCTGGCAGGACGCCGGAGGATATGTGGCGGGAACTTGATGAGGGCGCTGCGCTGTTCAGCGACTGCCTGAACGCGCCGATCGCGCGGGTGGCTGTCGAGAATCCCGTCATGCACCGCTACGCCAAGGAGCGTATCCGCAACTGGATCAAGCCGCAGATCGTCCAGCCCTGGTGGTTCGGGGATCAAGCATTCAAGGCCACCGGCCTTTACCTGCGCGGCCTGCCGCCCCTGACCGCGACCGACCGGCTGATCCCGCCGTTGCCCGGGACGGATGCCCACAAGGCGTGGTCCGCAATCCACCGCGCCCCTCCGGGGCCTGACCGCTGGAAGATCCGCAGCAAGACGTTCCCCGGCATGGCCGCGGCTTGGGCCGACCAATGGGGCGATCACGCCCTCGAAGCCGCAGCATAGGAGCCGACATGACCCACCCCCTTGAGAGATCCCAGATGCGCCGCCTGTTCGAGCGGATGAACGCGCCCCAGATGTTCCGCGACTGCCTTCTCGGCTGGTTCCTCGCCGCGCTGACGGGCTTGGGCCTTGTGGTCACGGTATCCAGCATCCTCGCGATCCGGTGGCCGCTGTGATCCGCCGCATCCTCCGCTTCATCGGCATAACCTTGGGAGATTGAGACAATGAAATCCGACATCATCGATATCGACGTTCAAGTTCTGCACCGCACCGAGAAGGCCGTGCTGGTTACGCTGGATGTTCCCGACAACGGGGTTTGGCTGGCCCTGTCCAAGATCGAGATCGATCCGTCCGGTGTCGGCGGGATCGAAACCGTGACGCTGCCCGAATGGCTGGCGCTGGATAAGGGGCCGATCTGATGGCACCACATGAATTGAAAGCCGAAGTCATGGCATATTCCAGTGTTGTCGGTAGCGGCGTCCTGCTGTTCAACGAGCGCGGCCAAATGCTCGGGCAGATCGCCTTTCTATGTCAGGCCGACGAACTGCGCGAGAAGGCGTTTCAAGAACGCTTGGCCGGTGTCATATCGAACGCCATCAACGCCGCCTTCGCCGCCACCCAACCCACCCCGCAGGAAGCGGCGAAGGTGCTGCTGAGGCACGACGAAAACGGTGGGCGCAAGGAGGTCTACGACGCCTGTGAAAACCGCATCAAGGTTTACAAATTTGACGCCGCCCTCCGCGCCATAGCTGGGGAGGACAAGGCATGACCCCCACGATCCACGCCGTAGAGGTTCTCGGCTTTGCCTTCTTGGGCGGGCTGTTCATCGGCCAGTTCATCGCGTCACAGAGCGACTGGCTATCGCTGATCCTTGGCGGGATCGGCTGGACAATCGCAATCGGCCTGGTCGTCACAGGCCCGGACCAGGAGGATTCCCAATGAGCGGGAAGACAGACATATCGCCCGCGGCTGTTCGCACGATGCTCAAGCGTATCGGATCAACGCCGTTTCCCGATGGATTTCAGGGAATAGCCAACGATGCGGAGATAATGATCTATTTCCAAGCCGCTCGCATTGCTGATCTGGAAGCCGAGCGGAACACCGCCCGCGCCGAGGCGCTGCGGGAGGCGGCGGCTCTCTGTGATGACCACCGTCCAGACCGTCCCCTAGCAGCGCGTGTGAAAGCGGATTCCATCAAGTCCGCCATCCTCGCCCTGATCGAGAAGGAGGGCTGAGACATGGGCGTCGGCCGGCCCAAACAGATCGACGCAATCGCGGTGCCCGACACCGAGGCCGCGCGGATGCTGCGCTTGCGCCCCACTGAGTTTCGCGATTTGGTGTCACAAGGCGCCATCCCGCCGCCGCACCGGATCGGACCCTATGAACGGTGGTGGGTGTCCGAACTGGACGACCTTCGCAGCGGGGAGGCCGCCCTGCCGAAAGAGGACTTCGACCTGTGAACCCGCCCAAGCCCCGGATCACCAAGCCCCGCCTTGTCTGGCGCTGGACCCGTGGAAAATGGGTGCCCCGACATCGCGTGACGTGGACTGAGGCCGGCAAGCAGCGATCCAAGGAGATCACCCTCGACTGGAAGGGCGACCCGAAGGAGCTGGACCGGCTCTACTGGCTGGCTCAGGGCGGCAAGCACGAGGCGCAGAAGACCCGAGAGCGGTATTCCTGGCGGGCCTGCATCGAGGCGTGGCGGGTCGATCCGCAGTCGGCCAAGCTGGCCCTCTCCACGCGCAAGCAATATCGGCGCGTCATGGACGTGATCATGGAGAAGAACGGCGACAAGGACATGCGGCGCACCACCCGGCAGGCGGTCAAGGCCGCGCTGGCAAAGTGGTCGGACATGCCCCGCAAGGCAAGCCGATATGCTCAGACAATCTCGCTGCTGTGGAACTTCGCCGCTCGGGAACTGGACTGGCCGATGGGGCCGAACCCCGCCGCCGGTCTGGGTGCCCATAGGGCCGCGAACCCCTACAAGCCGTGGCCCGCGTGGATGATCGCCAAGCTGGGCACCGCGCCGGAATCGGTGCGGGTCGCCGCGAACCTGATCCGCTACACCGGCCAGCGCCCGACCGCAGCCATCACGATGCGCCGGGACCAGATCGACGGCGACTGGATGACGGTCGTTGACGAGAAGGGCGGGCAGGAGCTGGAAGTCTACTGCCCTGCCCCGCTGCGCAGCTTCGCCACCGGCCTGACGCCGCGCGGGGCGCACTTCATCCCCCGGAACCTGACGCAGCCTGTGGGCTATGACGCCGTAGAGCGGGCGTTCCGGGCGTGGCGAAAGTCGCTGGGCGACAAGGCCCTGCCATACTCGCTGCACGGTCTGCGCAAGCTGGCGATCATCGAACTGGCCGAGGCCGGGGCGAGTGACGCGGAGATCCAGGCCGTGACCGGACAGAGCGCGCCCATCGTCGCCTATTATCGGGTAAAAGCCAGCCGGCGGCGCCTGTCGAAGGCCGCGCAGGAGCGGAGAACATGA